GACCCCTTATTCAAAATTTAGGAGACGCTACAGTTGTTGTTCCATTAATTAAAGAATATATGGAAATTAGTGTTAAAAACGACGACCATTTATTAAAAATGGCGGCTATTGTGCAACGTTTATCTACTGGTAATGCTACTAGTGGAGGTGGAGATATGTTAACTGAAGAAGAAATGAATCAGTTACAAGATATTATAGAAGAAACAGAAAAAGAACCAAAAAAAGATAATGGCAGTAATTAGAGTAGATAATAACTTTCAAATTCTACCAACTGTAAGAAAATTAACTGTTGTTAGAATTACTGATATAATTTTAGATCCCACCCATAATAAATTTAAAGATTATGGAGGATATGATTCTATAGGTACTATATTCTACACAGAATTAAATCAATCAAATCCCAATACTGATTCTACTGCAAGGCCTCTATTTACTTTTATAAAAAATTATCCTTTAATTAATGAATTAGTTTTAATAACATCTACTAAAGATAAAGATAATAAAACATCAGCATATTACTTCCCTCCATTAAATATATGGAATCACCCTCATCAAAATGCTTTACCATATATTGAAAATACTCAAAATACTAATTATGAACAAGCAATAGAAAGGAAATTAGAAGATGGATCTACGGGGATTAATTTAGGAGAATATTTTCAAGAAAAGTTAAATATAAAACCAATTTTACCATATGAAGGTGATACTATTATAGAAGGTAGATTTGGTAATTCAATAAGATTTGGTTCTACTAATAAAAGTGATAAAGTAGGAACACCAAATAATTGGAGTAATATAGGTGAATTAGGAGATCCTATTACTATTATAAAAAATGGCCAATCTGATTCTTTAGATAAAGGATGGGTCCATTCTATAGAAGATATAATGAATGACGCATCATCAATTTATATGACATCAAATCAACAATTATCTAATTTTAATCCTGCTTCTTTAAATCAAAAAACATTTGGGGCTAATTTAGTAGAAGTTAAAACAATTCAAGAACAATTAACTGATACTTTTGAAGATGAACCAACTCAAACACAAATAGAAAAAGAAACATCAGATTTTGAATCATTACCTGAAACTATATCAACAGATTCATTTATCCCAGATTCAACTCCTCCAAATAAACCAGAACCAGCAGAATATTCAGACGATCCATTTGGTGATTATGCAGAAGAAATACTAGATGGTCCTGGAACTATGGAAGTTACTGATATATCAGCTTCTGATGAAGCAGGGGAGGATAAAGCAGAAGATGTAAGTGATGGAGAAATAGTAACTGAAGAAGATTTAGAAGTAATTTCAGATGATTTAGAGAGAAACAAATCAGTAACAATACCTTCTAGAGCTTATCCAAATCATAATGTTACTTTACACCCCCCTTTAAGTGTTTATGATTTAAAAACTCAAATAGGTTTACAACCTGAGGCTAATAGGGTAAAATATTTAGTAATCCATACTACAGCTATGGCATACGGGTCAACTCATGAAAGAGTAGCTAGATATTTTATGCAAGATGCACCAAATGAAGTAGCTAATACAGGTTGGAGTAGACATGGTTATCATATAACAATAGATTATAAAGGTACATGTGTACAAATATATAAAGATGATGAAAAATCATATGGAGTTGGACCTTCTAAATCTCAAGGAAGTAAATCAAATCAAAGTTCAAATATAGGTAATTATAATACTATTAATTTAAATTGGATAGGTGGACTTACCTTTGATATGACTAAAGAACAGGCAAATTCATTAAATGAATTAGTTAAATTTTATGTAATAAGATACCCTGAAATTAAAATATTAGGTCATAATCAAATATATAATCATCCTACAAAAGGAAGAAAAAGTTGCCCATGGTTAGATATTCCTACTTATTGTAGAGAATTAGGAATTAACTCAGATAATATAGAAACAGCTAACCCCGCTAATTATCCATTAAATGATTTAAAAACTAATTCTATTAATACTGTAAAATTAAAATTAAAATCAGCCTAGATGAGTTACATACCAGATGCACCTAACATATATCAAGGAAAACAAGTAATAATAGATTCAGATCGTCTAATATTTAATGCTAAAAAGGACTCAATTTTATTATTTTCAGATAAAGCTATTGGTTTTAGTACTAATGGTAGTTTTAATTTTGATACAAGTGATGAAGAAAATAGTAAATTTATTGTAAATTCTCCTAATATTTATTTTGGTTTAAAAGATGGAAATTTACCTACTGAACCTATTATCTTAGGTCATAAAATGCAAGAATGGATGATTGGAGACGACCTAACAGAAGGTTTATTAGATGTTTTAGAATCTATATTAGATATGATTGAAGGAGAAATATCATATATAGCACCTCCTGTAGGCCCTACAACCCCCAATGCTGCTAATATAATCCCTATTCAAAAACGTATAAGTAAATTAAATACTTTAAGAAATAAATTTAAAGATAATCTAAGTAATCAAGTTAAAACAATATAATATGACAAGAGCTATAATATTATTAATACAACAATCAAATCAAATTTTAGATAAGGTAGCTCCCCAAATAAAAGAAGAAGCATATAAAAAAATAGCTAAAACTAAAAATCAAATTCCAACTGAAGCTTCAATTAAACAAATGGTAATGGATGAAATAGTTTCTAAGGGCCCTGAATTAATATGTAGTATAGAATCGAGAAATAGCATCAACTCTATTTATGATAAATTAAAATCTTTATTAGAAAAATTACAAAATATAACTGATAAATCAAATGAAAAATTATTAAAAATTCAAGAACAATTACAAAAAGTTCAAAATATAATGGCCATTATTGAAGGAATTTTTACAACAATGAGAGCATTAGTACCTCTTTTAGGGATTGCCTCACAAGTAGCAAAATTAGGATTAAAAGCTCTTGTAGGATTAGCTGCTAGTGGTACCGCTATAGTTAAATTGAAAGACATAATAGATTTAGCAAAAAGTAAAAAAGAAGAAATAAAAAATTCTTTAAAAGTTTTTAAAAAAAAATTAAAAAAGATTAAAAATAAATTATCACAACCTTCAAGAATAATATCATTAATGATAGGAATTATAACTAAAATAAAGACCTCCATAACAGGAGCATTAGGTATTATTGAATCTTATTTTTTAAGATATACTTTAATGTGTGATGTAGAAGGAGATTCTATAGAAGATGAAGATTATGCAAATGCTATTAATAATGCCCAAAATGATCTAAATAATACATTAAATAGTATCAATGAGGGTGAAGAAATAATTCTTATCCAGGATAATTTATTACCTAGTACTATAGAAAGGATACGAAATGCTAATTTTCAAGTAATCCAATATCGAATTACTTAACTTAATTATATTTATTAACAAACATTATTTAATATGAAAGCTACAGTTTTCGAAAAATTAATTAGAAAAGTCGTAAGAGAAGAAATAGATTATGCTCTTCGACGTGAAATTAAAACACTTAAGGAAGATTTACGTGATGAATTTAAATCTACAATCACAGATCAACCAACACAACGTAATATAACAGCTACTGGAATGGGTAATCCAATTCCGGCAAGTGTAAAATCATCTCTAAAAGAAAAAATTATAGGTAAACCTATTTCCCAACAATTTACTTCTAATGGAGCATTAAATGATTTATTAAATGAAACAGCTCAAGGTAATACTAACCTTGAATCAACATTAATACCAGAATCCCCAATGCCTGTTGAAGTTTCAAATGTAGTAAACAGAGATTATCGTGAATTAATGAGAGCTATAGATAAAAAGAAAAATAGTAGACCTTAATGGCATATATTAACGGAAATAGAAGAATTAACCCCTTAGATATTAACAAAAATGTTACTATTGGGGTTGCTTTTCCTCTTGATGAAGTTAATATGTTTAAAGGTACACAGACACTCAAAGAACAAGTCAAAAGTAATTTAATTAATTTATTATTAACTGAACAAGGTGAACGTATAAATGAACCCAATTTTGGTGTAGGTTTAAAAAAACTATTATTTGAACCTAATTTAAACCTAGAAATATTAAAAGAAAAAATTAATACTCAAATTCAATTTTATATTCCTTCTATTACATTATTAAATGTAGATTCTACACAATTAGAAGATGAATATAAGTTATTTATTGTAATATCATATAATTTTAATTTAGATGGATCAGAAGATGCTATTCAATTAAATTTTAACTCATCACATTTCCCACGTGGAAATGGTTAATAATATATAAAAATGGCTTATAATAAAATATCAAATAAAACACAAGATAAAGACGTAAAATATCTTAATAAAGATTTTAATTCTTATAAAAATCAATTAATGGAGTTTGCCGAAGTTTATTTTCCAGACAACTTTAATGATTTTAGTGAGGGTAATCCTGGAATGATGTTCCTTGAAATGGCGGCTTATGTGGGGGATGTTTTATCATTTTATACTGATACACAAATACGTGAATCATTTTTATCTTTAGCACAAGAAAAAGAAAATTTATATAATTTAGCTTATGCTATGGGTTATAAACCTAAAGTCACAGCCGCTTCTAATGTAAATTTAAATATTTTTCAATTAGTTCCTGCAAAAGAAATTAGTTCTAATAATTATATACCTGATTTTGATTATGCCTTAAAAATATCCCCTAATACTGTATTTAATTCAACTGAAGGCCCTAAATTTTATTTAAGTGATCAAGTAAATTTTAATATTTCATCATCTTCTGACCCTACTAATATTTCAATATATTCTTATAATGAAAATAATAAACCAGCATATTTTTTACTCCAAAAAACAGGAAAAGCCATTTCAGGTGAAAGAAAAACCCAAATATTTACTATAGGGGCTGCTGAAAGATTTAAAACATTAGAATTATTTGATGATAATATAATATCAATAGAATCCGTAATAGATAGTGAGGGTAATAATTGGTCTGAAGTCCCTTACTTAGCTCAAGATACTATTTTTGAAGAAATAGAAAACACAGGAGCAACAGACCCTGAATTAAAACATTATAATCAACAAACTCCCTATCTTTTAAAATTAAAAAAATCAACTAAAAGATTTATAACAAGATTTAAAACAACAAATCAATTAGAAATTCAATTTGGGGCAGGGGCAAGTGATAAAGCAGATGAAGAAATAATACCAAGTCCAGATAGTATAGGTTTAGGAATTAGCGAAGGAAGATCAAAATTAGACACGGCTTATGATCCATCTAATTTTTTATTTACTAAAACTTATGGACAAGCTCCCGCCAACACAGTTTTAACAATAACATATATTGTAGGAGGAGGTCTACAATCTAATGTACAATCTAACACAATAACAGAAATAGATACTTTATTTGCTGTAAATAAACCTAATTTAAATAATAATCTTTTAGATTATATAAAATCATCAGTATCATCCACTAATCTTGAATCAGCCACAGGTGGGGGTGATGGTGATTCTATAGAAGATATTAGATTAAATACAATGGCTAATTTCTCTACTCAACAAAGAACAGTAACAAAAAATGATTATATTATAAGAACATTATCTTTACCCTCTAAATTTGGTAATATAGCTAAAGCTTATATAACACAAGATGACCAAATATCACCATTATTAACAGAATCAGAAAATATTCCCAATCCTTTAGCATTAAATTTATATACTTTAGGATATGATTCTAATAAATATTTATCAACTTTAAATCAAGCTACTAAAACTAATTTAATGACCTATTTAGAACAATATAGAATGTTAACAGATGCTATTAATATTAAAGATGCCTTTGTAATTAATTTTAGTTTAGATTTTGAAATAACTGCTTACAAAAATTATAATAATGAAGAAGTTATATTAGAATGTATATCTGAATTAAAAAATTATTTTGATATAGATAAATGGCAAATTAATCAACCTATTATTATATCTGAAATAACTAATTTGATAGCAGGTGTTAGAGGTGTACAAACAGTAGAAAAAGTTGAATTAGAAAATAAAAATGGATTATCATTAGGATATTCACAATATAAATATGATTTTGATGGAGCCACAAGAAAAGGTGTAATTTATCCGTCACTAGATCCTAGTATTTTTGAAATAAAATACCCAAACACAGATATTAACGGAAGCGTAACAATTTATTAAAAATGGCATATTATTTTATATTTCCTGAAAAAGACACAACATTATATAGTCATCCCGATAGGAGTACTATGAATGTAGGTAATGATGAAATTATTGAACTTGTAAAAGAAAGAGGCTCTAATAATTCTGCGTATTACCCATCAAGAATTTTAATCCAATTTTCAAATAATGACATACAAACAGCTATAAGTAAAACTAACCAACTTTTTACATCAAGTTTACAATTATTTTCATCAGAACATAAAAATTTATCACAAGAACAATTAATAGAAGTATTTCCTTTATATAAATCATGGAATGAAGGAACAGGCAGATATTCTAATTTACCATCTTTATCAAATGGTTCATCATGGATTTATAGAGATAATGATGATGTTCGAACAAAATGGCTAACCTCAAGTTTTGACGCAGGAACAACTGGTTCTATAGACCCAGTTACTACAATTACACAAGGAGGAGGTGAATGGTATACAGGTAGTGCTTTTAAAGGTAGTCAATCTTTTTCTAATTCTGATTTATTAGATTTAGATATAAATGTAACTTCAATTGTACAAAAGTTTAGTGCTAGTTTATATTTATCTCAAACATACCCTAATGGAATTACTAATTATGGTTTTATAATTAAGAATTCTGATTTTATAGAAAAAAATATATCTAGTAGTAATGGTGAATTACAATACTTTTCATCTAACACTCATACAATTTATCCTCCTAAATTAACTTTTAAATGGGATGATAGTACACATAATAATCAATCAGCTGCTAAAACTAATGGTGAATTAAATGTTTCTTTATATAGAAATAAAAAAGAATATAACCAAAATGATGAGGCTTTAATTAGATTACATGTAAGAGACAAATACCCAAATAGATCATTTGTTACATCATCAAATTATTTAGATGTAGGTTATTTTACTACCTCTTCTTTTTATAGTATTAGAGATGCACATACAGAAGAAGTAGTTATCCCTTTTGATGATAACTGCACTAAATTAAGTGCAGATGATAAAGGTATGTTTTTTAAATTATATATGAATGGATTACAACCTGAAAGATATTATCGTATATTATTTAAACATATAAATAATGATGGTACTGAAATATTTGACAATAACTATCATTTTAAAGTAATTAGATAATGGCACAAGAGAACATAAAATTATCAAAAACTATATATAGTATTAAATCTACAGACGGTATAATAGATCGTTCTTTTTCTGAATTTTTTAAAACAAAAGATCCAGTAAATTTAGATCGATTTTTTGACATGTATAGTGAGTTATTTTATGATATCCCAAAAAGAGGAGATAAATCCCATAAATCTATTATAAAACAAAGTCAAGAATACATTAATGATTATTTTGATGAACGAGATGAAACTATAGACACTTTAACGGAAAGGATTATTGAATTAGAAGAAGAACTTACATTAACTGATATAGTTAATGAACATCCATTTTATTCTAATGGTACTTTAATAGCAACAGATGATAATGGTAATCAGAATCCAGATGATGATAATGTTTTTTATATGGATAGAGGAGTTAGAAGAAAAGTTGTAGGAGGTTCAAATGGACCCGTATTCCAAGGTCTTAAAGGAGCTTTAGGTTTTGGGAATAATGCTGGAGATGATCAAATGGTATCAATTGTTCCACGTGTTATATTTGATGGTATAACAGAAGGCCCACATTTAGAAGTAAACGACTTAATTGGTATAACTGATAATTTTGAAACAGAACAACAAATAGTTTCTGATGTAAGAATTCAAGACTGGAGTGTAGAATTACAACATTTAATTCGACCTATAACAAATGGTTCTATTTCAAAAGAACGAGGATATGTAAATCTTTTAAAATATAAAATTAAAAAAGAATTTGAAAAAGAAGGACAACTTGAAAGTTTAACTTGGAAGTTTACATTAGATGCAGAACAAGGATTTACACAACAAGAAAGAGATAATGGTTTAATTTTAAAAGAACAAGCTAGAGCAAAATTATTAAAATCTAGACAAACTTTAGCTGTATTAAAAAGAATATGGGATAAAAAATCAAATTTTCCTAATATTAATTTTGATGAAATATTACCATCTATTCCAGAACAAGATTCTAATGGTAATAAATCACAAAATAACCCATTAACTGAAAATGAAGTAAATAAAGCTTTTAGTGGATGGGATGAAGGTAGAAATTTATTCTTAGGAGTATTAGAAGGTGAAGATTATGTTATTGATTATAATGTAAGTGAATTAGAATTTAAAAGCCAAAATGCACTTAATTTATTACAAAGAGGTGCAATAACAATAATATATGATAGATATAAAAAATATTTAAAATCTAAACCATTTGGATTTGATCTTGCAGAAGGAGGGGGGTATGGTTATATGGGACAATATAGTTACTTTGAGTTTTATAAAATTGAAGACTACAAACCATCAGAAAGATATAATTACCAATTTAAATCTGAAATAGAAGTAGATCAACATCCAGTTGAAGATAATGGTCCAAAAGTGGGTTCATATTTTGAAAATGGAGATTGGGCAGGAGAAAGATGGAGATTTGTAGGATATAAAGAAGTAAAAACTCCTAGAGGTGAAATACCACAAGAAATGAATATTGATGTTAGAAATTCAGGAAATTATAGATAATAATTATATAATATGGCTACTAATAAAGTAAAAACAGAACAAAGAGTTAAAACAGCTAAAGGGAATATTATCCCAACTGACTCAATAACTTCTAAAATTATTAGTAGAAAATTTGGACGTCCTGAAGATTATATAGAAACTCATATATATAACCAAAATAACCAATTATTATCTTCTATACCTAATTTTACCAATTATAGTAAATTAAATAATACTAATTTAACTAATGAATTAAGTATGGATCCTATATCTATACTTAATAATAATGGGTATTCATCAGGTACTTATAAATTAGTATTTAATATACTTCGTAAAAAAATATTTAATACATCTACTAATTCATTTGTAATTAAAGCTATATCTCCTTCACGAACAGAATTAAGAGTTATAGCTAAAGAAATTTCAAATAAAGAATTAAAAAAAGCATCACAACGATTTATAAACGAAATAAGTAATTCACCATTTTTAAGAGATTTTGTTTTAAATTTTGGTAAAAATCAAATCATAGTAGGAGTTAATATATTACTTAATGAAGTACCTTCTACTAGTGAATTAATAATTAAATTAAATCAACCTTTACCTAATAATATATCAGTACTTCAAAATTTTTCAATTGCTGAAGAAATAACAAGTCCTATTACTATAAATCAAGATTTAATACTTCCTAAATTTGTAGATGATAGTATTCCCCTTAAAAGTCCTAATTTCAAAATAGATGTTAGACTAAATAGTAGTATGCCATCAGGATATAAAAATTATAATGAAGTATTAAAATATGAAACTACATCCTCATATCAAAATCTTTTAAATAGATTAGAAAATAGGGAAATACCTGAAGTCCAATATGATTTTATTAGATCTTTTTCAGGTAGTAATGAAGGAAATGTTTTAGAAAGGACTTATCATTTTGAAAATTTTGTACATTTTGGAAGCGCTTTAGAACGTTTAAAGAACTTCAAATATAAAATGGAATTATTAGAATTTTATGATAATACAATTAATAAAATAAATAATAATTTAGATATTACTTATCAAAGTACTTACACTATAAATGAAGTCAATAATATTAATATTAAAAAAACCAATCTACTTAAAGCTTTAGATGGATATGAAAGATTTTTATATTATGAATCAGGAGCCTTATCATGGCCAAAAACTAACCAAACTGCCCCTTATGAACAACAATCAATATCTTCATCCGCAGTCAAAACTTGGTTAGGTGATGAAAGAGATACAAACCAATTTTATGGTGGTCAATTATTATCAGCTTCATTTTTTGACCGTCAAAATGAACATTCTTTATCAAGATTAATTCCTAACCATATAGTAGAAAATCCAAACAATTCATTTTATGTAACATTTGTAAATATGATGGGCCACCATTATGATCAAATATGGGTTTATATAAAACATATTACTGAAATAAATGATTCTCATCATACAAGAGGTATATCCAAAGATTTAATTTATTTTTCATTAAAAAGTTTAGGTTTAGAAACATTTGATCAATTTGAAAATTCAAATTTAATTGAATATATTTTAGGTGAAGGCACAGAAAATAATAATTTTTATGATACCCCTCTTAACCAAACATTAGTAACTGCTTCAAACGCAGGTTCAATTCCTAAAGAAGATATTACAAAAGAAATTTGGAAACGTTTATATCATAATGCACCTTACTTATTAAAAACTAAAGGTACTGAACGTGGTCTTAAAGCTCTCATGAGTTGTTATGGTGTCCCTGCTACTATATTAAATGTCAAAGAATACGGCGGTTCTACATCAGATAAAACAACATATCAAACATTCAGTTATGAAAAATCAGGATTAGCTTTAAAAGGTAATTCAGGTACAGATGGCTTCTTTATAAAAACAAATTGGTCATCATCTCACACGGATAATCTATCATCTTCAGCTAAAACAGTTGAATTTAGGATAAAACCATTTAGATCTACTTCAGACTACCATTTATGGTCATTATCAGGTTCAGCTAATAATTCTATATTTGATCAACATCTTATATTAGAACCATATTTAGGTAATGACATATCATCTTCAAATGATTCTGTTCAATATGGTAGATTAAAATGGTCTACATCCCAAAATACAATAACAAGCACTACAGATTATTTTCCTATATATAATGGTGATTTTTGGAATATATTTATAGGTACTGATATTAATAACCTCACAGCATCTTCTAATACTCAAGTTAAATTTGGTGCATATCAATCAAATCATTTAAAAACCATAAATTCATATACAAACACAGCTTCAGTAGTAGATATATCAGTATTATCATGTTCTAATGCTTGGGGGTTAGATTTTCCAAATCCACATAAATCTTCAAGTGCGGGTGCAAAACATTGTTATATAGGTGGTTTACCCGCAGGAAATGCTCATAATGGTATCGATGGATTAGCATACTCAGGTTCAATTCAAGAAATAAAATACCATTTTGGTGAATTACTTACACATGATACTCTTACAAAACATGCACTTGAACCATTTATGTATAGTGGTAATTCACCATCTTCATCATATGAAAATGTAGTTTTAAGATTACCTTTAGGGAGTAATGATTTCAGAAATTCTTCAAGTTACCATCCTAATTCAGATATAGATTATTTAACATCAACATTTACTGAATTATTTAAAAATGGTACATTTGATAATGTAGCAAACACATCATCAGCTGATAATTCTTCTAATCTAGCAACAGCTGAATATGGTCCACTTTTCCGTTATCCTAATAGTGAAGGTGCTTCATTATCAGCATCTATAGAAGGTGAAAAATTAAAAATATCTGCTAGCGCTAGAACAGATTACCATAAATCTAACCAAGGGGCTAGATTTGATCACCCCTCAACACCCGGAATCTCATACAGAATCACAGCTACAGCAACAGGAGACACAGGTAGTATATATATTAGTAGTGGTGAAACTACTGTAAGTACAGAATTTATAGGTACGCATGATATTGATTACACTGCTCAAAGTGGTATCACAAAAATATATTTTAGAGCCAATAAAAATGGTTATAATGGTACAGGTACATCTGCAGATGGTGGGGTTACTTTTTATGACAACATATCAGTAACAGAAAGAATACCAAGAAAAATTGAGAGTGATATGACTACCCAAACATGGGAAGAAGTTGTAGAAACTCATTATTTACCAACACCAGACACAGTAGGTATTTCAACTACAAGTGAAAAGACAAGAATTGACACTGGTACGATAAATGATGATTGGTTATCACCAACAAGAAAAACAGAAACATCAACATTAGATAGACAACCATTAGATTATCCTGATTTAGGAGTATTTTTCTCTCCTACAACTGAAATTAATGAAGATATATTATATACTTTAGGTTCATTTAGATTAGATGATTATATAGGTTCACCTTTACCATCAGCTCAATCTGCATCTATATATGAAGATTTATCTACTATAAAAGATATATATTTTAAAAAAGTAAAAAGAAGGTATAATTATTGGGATTATATTAAATTAATTCAATATATTGACCATACATTATTCAAGTTAATTGAACAATGGGTTCCAATAAAAGCCAACTTAAAAACAGGATTATTAATTGAACCACATTATTTAGAAAGAACTAAATTTAAAAGAGAAATTCCTACAATAGATATGGGACAAAGTATGTTACCTAATTCATATAATACATTTGAATTTGATGTAGATACAACTCCTTATGGTAATAAACAAATCTCCCTTGCAAGTTCATCTGTAGTTGCATCTAATACTTTACTTCAAGAAGTAGATGAAAATAACCAAAGAAAAGAACAAGGAACTAATGGTAAAATAAATGTACATAATTATATTACAGGTTTATCAAAACCAATCCCCCAAGCACCTATAAATCCTCAATTAAGAGAAGATATAGTAAGATCATTTGATGATTTCTCATACAATTCTTTAGAACAAGTACTAAATTCAGATACAGGATGGCTAGAACCTGCAGTTTCTACAGGAGTTTTAATTTCAGGGCAAAAAAGTGCACTTGTTAATGATCAAAACCATGCATCTGGGTCTTACGCACTTAGAATAGGAAACACAGATGGAACTGATGATTTATTATGGTTAATTTCAAAAAATAAAATACCCTATAATCATGACACAATATATGAAATAGAAGCAAGAGTTAAACATGACAGTAATGGAGCTACCTATATAGGATTTGCAGGATATGATATAAATAATAATTATGTAAATTATACTGGAAATAATACATATTCAAGTCAACATTACATAACAGCTGATGGTCTTACTCCTAGTACAACCCCTTCATTCCCCTCTAATACTTGGAAAGTATTTAAAGGATATGTTAGAGGCTTTCATTTATCAGGGTATTCATCAACTAATAATCAATTATACCCTACAACAGCATACTCAGGAATAACCCACATTGCCCCTATAATCATTTTTAATTACGCAGCAGGTGGAGGGGTAGTTACAGGTACAAGCTATATAGATTATATAAGAGTTACAGAACAACAAGTTGATGTTTCCCTTGACCACCCAGATTATGAACCTTACACTACAACAAATATATTAGGAAATGCAAGTGGGGGAAAAATATCTAGTAGGTATTATAAACATTTAGTAAACAATAAAGAATTAGATTTTTAAAATGGCAGTAAGTAAAAGTTATAGTGTAGAATTTGATGATAGTCTTTTAGATATGGCCTCATGGAAAAACTCTCGTTATGATGGGTCCAAAATCACAGGAACTAAAGTAAATTCTTACACTGAGGGGGATATAATTTATCCTTATGGTTTAAAACCTATTATAGAAAATAAAACAAGTGCTATATTTATAGGAAATACTATTCAAAATGGAGTTAATGTTTCTAGTAGTTTAGATCCCCTAACATCTATACAAAATCACAGTTATATAAGTATAGATGCTATATTATTAATTAACACAGAAACAGGAAATGTTGAAAAAATTACTCAAGAACAATTTAATGAAACTAAAGAATCTAAAGAATCATTTAGACGAATAATTACAGATAATTTTCCTGAAGGATCACAAATAGTTGTAAAAATATTAGATATAGCTACTGAAACACAATTAAAAGATTTCCACCACGTAAAATTTAATCAAGGTCTTTTAATGAAATTATATAATTATGCTGCTAATACTGAAGGTTATGAAGATGGAGTATTTGGAGGGTATGGAATGAGAGATCAAAAAGGAATATTAACTAATAATATAGCTTCAGGATCAAACCCAGGTGGAGGTTTATTTGGATTTGGTATGACAGCAGAAATCAGCCAATCTTTATTTAATGAAACTTCTATAACAACTGTAGCTGAATTTCCAAGTGAATTATCTTTATATGGAACACGTATAGGTAATATAACATCATTAAATTCAAAACAAGTTATAGATACAGATGATTATATAGATATAGGGCTTCAAGTAAATGATACTGAATAAAAATAATTAATATGGCAATAACAAGTAGTTTAGCAAAATTTTATGATGATGTGGTTTATTGGGAAATAGCTAAAAATAATAATAGATTTTTTGTTACTTTTGAAGAAGGTCTCCATGGTCTTCCTAATAATAAACAAGAATCTATAGGAACAGCTGAGATATCATACCCCCACACATTAGCTAATACTGCATCATTAGATAGTTTTAAAACAGGTAAAACTAGAAATTCAGCTAGATATGATGCTTTTTTAGAAGATGAAGAAAAATTATTAGGTACTAAACATAGCTATAATGGTTATATAACGACTACAGAATTAAAAAACACTAAATATTTTAAAACTGTTTTAACTTCATCATTTTT